GGAAAGGGGGTTACAAATGAAAGCTCTTCTATTAGGTACCCTAGCTATAGCGGGTATTGCTATGACCACACCAGCCGTTGCTCAAGTGTACTTTGGTGCTGGACCGGGCGGCATAGGCGTAGGCGTCGGTCACTCAGGTTATTATGGTGGCTACCGGCACGGCTATCGTAACTATGGCTATGACAATGGCTATCGTAACTATGGATATGACAGAGGATATCACTGCCGTCATCGGCTCATTGAGACACCTCATGGTTTAGTACGCACAAACCGTTGCTGGTAGTTAACGCATACATCTCCAGCGATATTTGCCAACAAAAACTTTCCGCAAATTATGTCTTGTACAAATATCACCACCACTCGACGCTGACTTGCGCGACTTCTTGACCGGCTCTGGTTCTGGTTCAGGTAACAACGCCTCTTCGATTGTCGGAGCGGCTATTTGTACGGCTGCGGCAACGATGGGAATCGTTCTGACGGCTAGGGGTTTGGTTGATGGTAATTGAATTGTTGCAAGGCGCATTTCAGCATCGCTCCATTGTTCGTTGAACGATGAAGCCTTCAATGCGAAATCGCCTTTCGCAACAGGCTTAGCTTGCGTGACAGGCTTAACCCACATGAAAGCGACAAGGGCGGCGACCCCTGTCGCTATTGTGATTTCAGCCGTTAATTTTTTTGTGGAATTCGGCGCAAGCATCCTTGATGCTTTTAGACAGGCTAGATGCTTCTTCAATTTGGACTTGCACCAACTTTCCTTTTTCGCGAATAGCAGCCGCAGCTTCGGCAAGAAGTTTGAGGTCTGCATCAGCTTCGAACATTGAGACTTCAAGATTCTTGATGCGTGACTTGATTTCATCACCAAGTTCCTCCACGGCTTTCGATGCTGCCTCATACTCAGACAATACCGCTTCCGCTGATAACCTACCAATGTCCTCTGCCTTCGGCATTGGTATGACTTTATCATTTTTGTAAGAGGTGAGGGCACTGATCACGTCACCCTCAAGCCGCTCCACATCAATAGTGCGAAGCCTCGTCGTATCACTCATTGGATGTTCTCCATCATTATATTCGCTTCTTCATCTTCTCTCGCGCTACGCAACGCTCGGTGAATGTGCTCAAGGTCGCGGACAATCACTCGCATTTCCATCATGACTTTATCAATGCGATGTTCTATCTCAGTATCATCGCCGTGCTGCAACCATACAACGTCGCACTGCAACACAACGGCAAGCTGAGCCAGGACTTGACCCTTCGGCTTACAGATACCGGCTTCCCAATTGTTGATTTGCTGGCGAGTAATACCCATACCCATCAAGCGAGCACATGTGGTTTGTGAAAGCTTTAGCTTATCACGACAAACCATCACACGCTTAGCGAATTCCGCTTCACGAACCATTCTACCCCTCACCCAGCGCATGAACTTTTAAATTATTTAATTGGTGAACCGAACTCGGCCCAGCCCAGGATCAACAGTAGGATGAATAACAGAAGATTGCCACCTGCACCTTGAACATTCGGCCATGAGGACCAAATCCCAAAGATCAACCAAATTAACATGAGAATCCAGTAGAGTAAGGCGATTGTCATTTCGTAATCTCCCTTTTGATAGCTAATACACTCCCTCTATTTAGCCGAACCAGATGATACACATTGTAAGAAAAACAAACAACGCCATGAATTGAAGCATGACAAATCCGCCACTGGTAAAATAATACCAAACAGAACCGGCAGTGAACGCTATGGCAATAAGATAATCGATACGCCGGATGCCGTAAACTTCTTTATCGCCCCACGCTTCGAACGATTTAAAAATTTTGTAGATCGAATGGGGGATGCGTATCTGCACGGGAGTTTCCCATACCTTGAGTGCATTGTGAGACGGTGACATGGGTTTTATGCCACGTCACCGTCCTTCGATACACTACGCAACACGCAACATTACGCAGCCATGACCTGTGAATTCCTAGCCTTGCGACGACGCTGCAAAGCTACGAGACCACCAATGCCCGCGATGAGCAAAGGAAATCCCGAACCCACTGCCGGGAGCGGTACTGCCGCAACTTGCGGGACGATAAAGAACGAGTCAGGTCCGTCGTTCGCCCCAGTAATTCTGGCGAAAAACATCAACTGATCATTCGGATCAACATTTGACAAGTTGATAAAGGAGCCGCCCAGCAATGACAACGTCATGTCGGGGAATCCAGTTCCGTTGTTCGCGGCGATCAGTAGCTGACCGTCGAGAGGATTTGGCGAGAACACCGCAAGCACGGTGTGGTCAGTCAGGTTGAGAACCCAGAATGACTCCAACGTCTGCGGGGTATTGGTGTCGTTCACATCGATGCCGATAGTGAACGACAGGTTGCCAGCCAATGCATTCAACAAAGGCGAACCCGGCAGAAGCGAGTAGCCGGTTGCGCCATTGAACTGATCGATAGCGAGGCCGGAACCGCCTTGGGTAGGAACAACGGCAGTCGAGAAGAAGCTGACCGTCGTTTCGTTGCCTGTGTTGCCAAACAGATTATAGCCTAGCAGCGAAGGTTGCTGGGGTTGGTTAGCACCACAGATTATACAGGGCAAGTTTTGCACCTGATTTCCTGTCGGCACTGCGGTGGTCAGTTGCAGAGTTGCTGCTCCTGCCAGATTCCAGTCTTGAGGATCGTTCCCAAGAAGGGCCGCCTCCGCTGGTAGAGCCAACAGCACCATCGCTGTTGCCATAAGTAAGAGTTTCTTCATTTGGGTATCAATCCTCCTAGAGGGGGTTAAAGTCAGATGCATCTGACCGACAAGCTTCACTGTTGAAGCTCATCGAGCGACAGCTTTTTTTAAGGCCCCCGCTCGATGGTCTTCTATTACAATCTCGTAACGTAGGGCTTTTTGTCCGCCGCTGTCAAGGTATATTTATACCCACCTGCAAAGCTATTTTTTGGACGGACGCACCTTCTCTCTGAAATCGGCCACCCAAGTTTTATTACGCAAAGCAGCCTGCCCGGTTCCGGTGTTGTTATAAAAGAATCTTTTAATGTTTGGCGCAACCACCCATACATGCGATGAAATCGATTGATCGTACACAATACCCACCTCGATTTTCCTGTCGGTAATCGCATTTGAAATTAACGGGACAGTGTGTGCGCCATGCGAATATCCAACCAGGACAATCTTTTTATCCACAGGTAATTTGCGGATGCTGTCGATGACCTCTTGATACCGTTGCCAATCATGAATCGAGACCGTGTACTGGGGATCGAGATTTTTAATTTGTTTGGCCAACGGCACAATTGACCAATCACCATAAATCAAATATATCCTCAGCGGCTCAGCGTTGGCGACTGTTGAAACGAGACAAAATAACAAAACCCATAATGTTTTCATGGGGATGTCCTTTTCAAACTATCAACGCGATGATGCCATAACCGAAAGAGAGGAAGCAAATGAAAAAATTATTAATTGTCGTAATGGTCCTGGCCGGGGTCAGCCACGCATCGGCACAATCGAGATTTGGCAATCCACCCAAGGTCATCGAGCTTATCGATAAGAAAACCGGGGAGATAATTGGCCGTGCGGTAATTTCGAACAATATGGTCATTCTACGTAACAAGCACGACGAACATTATGCCACAGTCATCCAACAGCCAGATGGCACGAAAAAGTGGCTTGACCCAAATGGTAATCCCATCGATCCGAAAACGACATACTTGCCATATGATTAGGACACCCAGTGAGATTCCTTTCAGTTGGGTAGCGTGTGGCTCGGCTTTCAGAAAGATGACCTGCGGCTCTCACTGGGATTCCATTATGCTCCGTACAAGGTCATCGACACACGCACTAAATCTGTCCGTTAGTAACGGACACTTAGGACTGAATTCCTAGGACTATTGTCAACTGCGACAGTGTCGCAGTTGATTCTGCATAGCAGCCATGCAAAAATGGGGGTTGACAGCCTATGATGGAACTGCTATAATGCTAGGATAGTATTCCTAGCTATCACACTTTAAAAATAAAGTCAAGTATACCAAAGTATAGGTTGACTGAAAATTAGGGTGTGGTATCCTTGGGAAGTTCAAAGGTCTGACCCAGAACCCCCAGCGCGAGGGTACGTCCCTTGCTGTGTACCGGGGAAAAACTAGAACCTTGGCCGGTGGGTCATTGTTTTAGTGTACACCACTCACTGAATTCACTGAAACCTAAATCGCTGAGGTGTCCTAGGCTCCATCTTTCACCTGCGATTGATATAGAAGAAGAACAAGATGTCCACTTATGCTGAACTCGTCGCTAGACGAGAGAAGAATCCTCTTTGGATTCATACTGAAAACTACAAAGCTCAATTATGGTCATTGATTACTGATAAAAATCGGATACGACATATCCTGATTGTCACCGGTCAAGGTGGCATCGGGAAAACTCGAATTTTTCGCGATATGATTGGTCGATTTCATCTGAAACCTGATCGGATGTCGAGCGATACCAATCCACTTCAATTCATCCGACAACTCCATCAGTATCGCGACGGGGATATGATCTGGTGGGATGATGCTGGCAATTTGGATTCAGCCGCCGCTATTTGCGAAACCGCCAAAGCCGCATTTGGTCCAGACCCGCGTACCGTGGTTCATAATATTATCGGCAACAAAAATGAACCACCACCGCCCCCATCATTCAATGTATCAGCACCATTAGTGTGGCTCAGCAACAAGAACCTGGACAAGAATAGTAGTCGTACATTTGATGCGCTCCTGACACGCGCCACATTGATCGATATGGACAAGGGCGTTAATGATTCGGACCTGTTCGAATATACTTTGTGTTTGGTAACTCTCGATAAGATGCTGATGACATTTGATGAGAAAGTTCAGATCGACACTGTCAAATATTATATTGATAACCGCAACAAGTTGACGGACCTTACACCTCGACACATTGAATATATCGCTTCAAAATTCGATCAACAACGTAAATATCGAGAGCGTAGTAAGGAGCCGTTATATGATGCTGAGAAAGTATTAAGATGTCATCTCAATTCGAAAGACCGAGAGGATAAAATTAATTGTTTTGAACATCCATTGACCATCGAGAACGGTGAGTGGAAAGAACTGATTCCTCAAATTCCAGTCCGTCAAACTCGCAAACGAGCTTAACCGGTCCTGCCTTATCAGGTTGGGTCATGTTTCACGACGTAATCGTGACTGACAAATCCTTTTGAGCTATCACCACGAACAAAATCAGCAATCCAAATTTTTCTTCCCTTGCAATTTACGCATTCCATATGCTTATCATCTACCCCGATCCACTCGTGCTCGCAGAGCGGGGACGGTAGATGACGAAAATCAATTCGAAAATGTCCACGCACCGGACCCCCGCGACGATGCGCCATTGCCAGTGCATTGCGAGCAATTTTCAAATAGTGTTTCTGCGGCACTGTGATGGTCAGTGTCTTATGATCCAAAAATTTCCGATACTGGCCGCGAGCCACGAACCCCTTTGGCTGACGTACCTCAGTCACCTGGACCGGCAAGTCGTTGATCGTTGATAGGAACGCCCAAATTCGCCGTAGCACTCCGCACCACTCATACATCAAATGTGTAATTGCCTTTACGTTATCAGGTACCGCCACCATGTCAGACTTCACATACGCTGATCGATCTGTCTTGTAGCCCATCAGGCCGGTCAACAGTTCGCTATGACTGCGAGTGAGGCCATTGAATGACAATGCCTTCCACGGCAGAATCGTATCCTGATCAGCGGTCCACGCTAACGCCACTGGAAACGTCCACGTATCGTAAAATTCATCATGCTTTGTATCAGGATCATGCGTGATGATATGCGCAAGGAATGCTGTTTCGAGATGCGGGTGCTGCTGTAGCAGCCAACCTTCATACTTTGGTGTTTCCAGCGGATTGTATGGTTGACCAAGTAGCTCCTGGCTCTTCGCTTGGCAATTTCTTAAATTATATTCCACCCAAATTGCATTATGAGGAAGCCGTGCACCGACCCGTAGGTTCTCAATTATTCGTTTACGAACTTCTAAATCAATGCCGGTCTTGGTGAAAGCTTGCGTCGAAAGAACACCGAGAAACGTGCTCATCGGATCATCGAGCACAAACCGGCGAGCACCCATGATGGCTGTGCGCCACTGGGCATTGTTGCTCCAGCCGTTGACCGGCGTGTTCTTGAAGCTTGCCCGATAGAGCGAATCAAATAATGTTGGTGCTTGTTTCATAATTAAGTCTCGTGTGCTTTATTCGCCTTGCCGTGTACCAGAATCTGCAAATCCGGCGGCACTCTCGGATCATCAGCAATGTTTTTGAGCGCAGTATGAAGTTTCTCAATCTCCGCTTTCAGATGCTTGATTTCCTCGTCCTGCGTTTTCAACTTCTCAAGCTTTGGACCGTAAAGATCAGGCCGAAGGTGTTTTCGCGATATTCCAGTGATCTGCTCGATAGCGATAACTCTTTCCGCTGGAATCCTTTTCCAAGATTGAATTGCTTGATAATTGATTTTTAGCCCACGACCTAGTGCTCGCCAACCACCTGCTTTTTCAACAACTTGAATAAGTATTTCGTTGTTATTCATGACCGTATTAATAGCGTGACAGCTTTTTGCTGTCAACGGGCTTGACATGGAATAGTGGTCATGCTATCCCTTGCACCATTGAGAGACCAAACTACGATATGTTGGAGATGTGACAATGTTAGATCAAACCAAGGGGATGCATTGCTCAGTTTGCGGGGCACCTTACGTGCCAGCGGGAACTCGTGCAGCCGCAGCCGTTGCCAAGAACCCGACAAAATCTGACCGCGCCATCGCGGAAGAGATCGGTGTAAGTCATGGGACGGTGAGCCGTGCTCGCGCATTTGTCTCACATGAGACAGACGACAAGCGTACTGGCAGAGATGGTCGCACCCGTAAAATGCCGAAGGTGAGGTAACCAATGTTAGATCAAACCACGACAATGATGTTGGAGTGTTCTGCCTGTGGCGCTAAGGCCAACGCAGAATGTGCATGTGGCGTCGAATACGTTCCGGCTGGCACACGCGCAGCCGCAGCCATTGCCAAGAACCCGGAGAAATCTGATCGCGCCATCGCGGCTGAGATCGGTGTGAGCGACAGGACAATCAACCGTGCTCGTAAAACAACTGCGACAGATGTCGCAGTTGGCACTAAACGCACCGGCAAGGATGGACGAACACGTCAGGTGCCACAAACCAAAAACAGTCGGCGGCAAATGGATATGCCAAAAACTGACGCAGTACGTGAAGCCATTCGCGCAACCGTTGTCGCCGGTAAAACAATTGACCGACAGGCTTGGGCGAAAAAGCTGAGCGTGTCAGTGGCTACCGTTCAACGCGCCGAATCTGCTGAACGCGGCAGGCTGGAAGGCTTGCGCGACGGCGATTCAATATGCATTAGCATTCACATTTTGATCGAGAAACTTGTCCCGTTGTTCGAACGGGTCAGAGAGCAATCGAAGCGTCATGTCGGGTTGATCTGTAAACCAGAATTAATCCTGATCGCTTCTGAAGGTCGAAAACTTCTTGATCTTTGGGCGAGTAACGACACGTCCGTGCACCGAGTAAATGGTCACGTTGCTCCCCGTAAACATCCAGTAAATTCCGAGAAAGGAGTATCCTGATGGGTGCTCGAAAGCCGAAAAAATCGGCAGAAACAATGGTCAGCCTCGCAGAGGTGACCCAGAAACTTGTCCCATTGGCTAAGGAAGTTAAAGAACAATCGAAGCGGCATATTGGGCTGATCTCCACTGGGAGGTTAACCATTATCGCTTCGGAGATTCTAAGACTTCTTGATCTTTGGGCGAGTAACGACACGTCCGTGCGCCGGGTAAATGGCCGTGTCGTTCCTCCTAAACGCCCGGTTTAGCAGAAAGGAGTACTCATCATGAGTGCTCATTTTAAACTAATCGACAGCGAGACTGTGGATGTCACTCCACAACTCGCTGCCGAGTTTGCGAACATGGCCGCTTCGGCTACCGAGCGAGACTTAAAAACGAAGCGGTTGTCTTATTTGAGGGACGCTGTGCTGGGTGGCACAGCTATCGCCTTCACTTGGACGAAAGCGAAGGTTACTGCTTCCGGCAAGACCTTTCGCGTCAACGGCCATCATAGTTCGAATATGTTGGCCGGACTCAACGGGGAGTTCCCCGAGGGGTTAAAGGCCCATATCGATACCTACGAGGTACCTGATGACACGACCCTTGGCCTGCTATTTCAGCAGATCGACAGTCGCCAGTCGGCTCGTACTGTAGACGATATCTCTGGAGCATATCAAGGCCTTCAGCCAGACCTTGTTGATGTTCCAAAGTTCGCTGGTCGTAAGGCCATCGATGGCTATGTCTGGTACCAGAAGAACAAGGTTGGCAACGACGTTCCCGGTGGGGACGAACGGTTTGCCTTGTTTTTCGAATCCAAGCTGCATCCGTTCATCAAAATGACCGGACGCATTCTCTCGGTCAAGACACCGGAATTCATTACTCCGGTGATCGGGGCCATGTACGGTGCCTTTGAACGCGATGCCCACGAAACCGAGAAGTTCTACGGTGACGTGGCCAAGCAAGGTGGCGGCAACGAGGATCAACACCCCGCTGCCGTTCTCGATGCTTGGTTAATCGAGGCGCGAGATCAGAAGGAAAACAAGCCGAAGGAACAGGAGACTTACTATGCCTGTGCCTACGCTTGGAATGCCTTCCGTAACTCGAAATCGATTGATCGCATTCCTAAGTTTAATAAAAAGAAGGGTGCGCCTGAACTCGATTAAGTTGTCGGGTTAAGCTGTCAGGGAGCCGGGGGCGCAAATGCCCCCGGTTCTTTTTATTTAAAAATATAAAACAATACCAAAAATACAACTACGGCTGCGGCGATACATACGCCCCAGAACACTGTCGGGTCTAAGTCTTTTTTGAAAAAGTCTGGATTGAAGTCCATTTGAATCCTCCCTCTGTTATTTATTCGCGTAGCTTTTGAGGAGATCACTCAAGGTCTTCATTGCTTTTTTTTTATCTTCGTCATCGTCATGGACATAGGCATACGCGCCGGGATTACCGCCTTCGTTTTCCCAGCGCATTTGATCTTCATCTACGTCTGATTCGATCTTAGGCTTTCTTACAATCATTGGCGTAGGCTTCGTCCGAGACGCCTTGTTGGTAACCTTCCGAATAAGCTTCACCCATCTGCTTCCAGAGCCATTCAATGACCAGTGCATCAGGTGGCTGAGAGAACACTTCCCGGCACTTGTCGTACAGGGCGTCCTCGAAAGCCACGGCACGATCTGCCTCACGGTCTTGATCGGTATTTCCTGGCAAGTCGCGGGTGCTGACGCCGGGTGGCAAGTCCCAACCAAAAATATTTCTCATCATCAATCTCCTTTAGCCCTGCCGTGGGTCTATTCTTATTCGCGCCATAACCTGCAAATCCGACGGCACTCTCGGATCAATAGAAAAGACATGAAGCGCATTGTTCATTCGCTCAATCTCGGCCCGCATGCGCTCAAGCTCCGCTCGTAGCCGCTCGATCTCATCGTTCTGTTTTTTCAACAGATCAGCGATAGCATTAATCTTCGCCATCATATCAATCACCGCTATCGTAAGACATGTCCTTGCCACAGTGGACGCACTCGCCACGGTGATCACCACGGTTGGCTTGCTCCTGGGTCGCGGTCTCGATGCGCTCATGCTTGGGACACGCAGCCTCTCGTGCTCGACGCGCCAGATACTTACGAGCAAATCTCTGATCGACTGGGTCCAGCGTGTTGATTTCATCTTCCGTCAGCAGCCCGTAGGGGGTGCGACGAATCTCCTCAAGCGTTCTCATTTTCTTTCCCGACATTCCATGCAATTGCACGGTTTCACAAAAATGGATTTCATCGTGGCGCGAACATCCTTCATGGTGTCCTCACCAAACGTGTGACAGCCTTGGTCTTGATAACACCAGCCATAATGGAGATGCACCATCAGGGTGTCTAAATCAAAATCCTGGCACTTCTCAATTTCTTCGATGCGTTTGTCCATGTGCAGCATCATAGGGCATTTCGCCCTAGATGTCAACTGGGGAATTGTCCCCAGTTTACGCCTCTTCCTTGGCTGGGTTTGTTGTCCCGACCACCGACATTGCCTCGCTGCATTTATCGCACACTGGCCAAGCCTCGCCCTCTACCGGCATCACCTGGACTTCCTTGCGACTGTTGCAGCCAGCACAGACTGCAAGATAGCGGATCGGTTTGATCTTGGGCGTGGTCGTTGTCATGATTGTTCATCCCTATCGAGTGGCGGACAAACCGGCGATGATTCGCTTCAGTTCCCCGACTCGCGTCTGAGACATAACATCTTTTGGGTGCTCCAACAAATGCTTTTCCACACCAATCAGAGCACGTTCGAATCTTTTTCGATTTCGTGGTTTACAGGTATTCTTTTTATTTTTTTCCTTACCCTTGAAACTGTTACGAGGATGGATGCCTTCTTCGATTTTCATCTTGGGTTTCCGTTATGAAAGGACAAACCAGTTAGGGGTTTATTCCTAACTGGCATTGTCGGGTCGTTGTGGTTATTGCGCCATCGAGCGGAAGTTTTTCACGTCAGGATCATCATCAACATCAGACCACGGTGGCGTATCGTCTTCTGGTTCTGCCGCTGCCAGGATCGGCTTCGGCGTTTTCTTCTCGACCAGAGTAAGTGGCTTTTGATCGAGTTGAATTTCCAGAACATCTTCCAACTGTTTCTTCAGTTCATCATAAGATTTAAAATTCTTTGGATCAAGAAATTCCACGAGGGAATAACTGTTCCGCCAAATCTGTTCAAGATAAACATCATCAGTACTCAAAGGCTTCTTCGCTTCGAATGTCGAGAGATCGTAATTAGGATATCCCTCGACCTTGCGAACACGCAGCCGGAAGTTTGCACCTTCGAAAAAATCAAACACGTTGACCTTCTCGTCACCTTCAAACTCAGGGTTCATGGCCACGCTGATTTTATCAAAAATCTTTTTACCATAGCCAAAGAGAAATATCTTACCCTCATTTTCTGGATGCTTCGGATCAGAAACCATCAGAATATTTGAGTAATAACGCAGCTTACGTTTTTGATTTCGCGCCTGCTTACGCTGCGGTGAATTATCATCATCAACCTCGTTCCACAGTTTCGAATTAAATTCCGAGACCGGGTCCTTCACTCTCCGACCAAGCGAGGTAAGAGAGTTATTAATATACCACTTGCCGGTGGGTCCCTTGAAGCTATGAACAAAGATGCGGCACCATGGCAGAGCATCCTTATCCAGTGCAACATCGACAGCCGGGGACGGCAGGAAACGTATCGTCGCCTGACCGTTGCCAGCCTTGTCGAGTTCCGGGTACCACGTTCGTTCGTCAGTAAAGTTTTCTTTGGGGGGATTGTTGATGGATTCGATTTCTTTCTTAAGACGATCCATCATAGATGACGATTTCTTAAAGGTCTTGAAGTCCATTTAATATTCTCCGTATGATTTAATATGTGTTAGCTCGCAGAAATCTCTCTGCGCAGTTATTTAGCTTCACAGATTTTCATACTGAAAATTTTCAGGCTGAGTGTTTCAGTTCCTGAAAAGTCTTGCCCAAGTATTTGCGCTGATTACCGCACATATAGCAGGAGCATTTTTTCAAATTGTCGGCGTTACGCAACGCCCAAGTACACACCCAATCTTCTTTGACACCTTTGGTATCGAAAAAATAAAACCTTTTTGCTATTTCTTTTGCTTGTTGGATTTTACGCTGTTTGTGAAAGCGCCGTTTCGCTCGTGTTTTTGATTTGATCGGTAAATCGTTCAATGATTTTCTCCTTTAGAATAGTTTGTAGCTTGGCTCTATCGTATTTCAGAAATGGTTTAAACTTAATCATGAGCATGGCTATCGGTTTCCATACAATATCATCGGTCCCAAGCTGATCGTTGAAGCGGGACGAGAACTTAAGAAACTCATCGAGGATCAAAAAAGTTTCCAAGCTAATTTCGTTTTGTGTTAATTTTTTTAAAATAAATGGATAGCCACCGTAGCTTCTGAATAGCTCGGAAGGCCGGGTGATTTCCTTGAACAATTCCTCGACCTCTTTGGCAAATATATAGCTGATCGATTGATAGCGTTTGACATAGTCGAGGTAAATATTCTCGGCTTCGCTGCCCAGCATGTCCCCGACCCACAACCGACCTTTGATCAGGTTGGCGACGATCAGATCGGTCAGGTCATCCTGGGAAGAATGTTCTTTGGCCAAGCGAGCAAATGAAAATCTGTCGCGGCGCTTCTCGTAGGCAGCAATGCTGGCGTTGACCTTTCCATGATATTTGAAAAAGTCGTATCCGGCTTTGGTGAAGTGATTTTTGAGAGCAATGAAAAGCAAATAGGCCTGATAGCCATTCATTTGCATTTTATTGGTAGCTTTCTGGTCTTGGGTTTTGGAAGGCAGTTTAATTTTTCTGCTTCCATCTTAATCTTTGCCTTGAGGGTGCCGGATATCAGCTTGGCGGCGACCTCTAGTTCGAAATCTCGTTCCTCACAAAACATCACCACCGCTTCGATGTACGGGATGTTTTTATCTCTTACGAACTGTTCTATCTGTAGGGAAAATTGCGAAATTTCTTTTTTTTGCGGCATTACAATATGCATTTGCACCTGTAAAAGTTGGTGGGTTTCTGTTCCCAAGTACCCACCGGACTCGGTCTTAGGCCGCGAGGGCCATCGGACGGAATGCCTTATTATCGTTGGCAATTATAGAGAACGTATCGGCGTGTCTACCCGGTAACTCCCTGCAACCTACTGCGGCCCAATCGATCCTAGAGCGCCCCCAACAGAAACTGACTTTATCGGCTTCTGGTGGAGGCGAGGGGATTTGCACCCCTGTCTTGAACCAGTTCATTTGAAGATCAACGTTACAAGAGTATTTATAGGACTTCTTTTGAAAAAATCAATAACTATTTTGGATAAATGTTACTAAAAAAGTGATAATCCCGAAAATCAAAAAACCGTAGTAAATTCTAAGGTTTAGCTCATCATTTGTCATGTTATTTCACTTTCTACTGAAGAATAATGGATCACACAATGCTCGGCAGCGAGACGAGCAACCAATTTATTTTTTTCGTAGATAGCTAGCCAGGACACGCCATTTTCTTCGTAAGGCGCAATCCTACTGACATCATCAAACCCGACAGCTATATCTTTGTTCCCACGAATATACTGAATTGCTGTAATTTTTCGCTTATCTTCTGCAAGTGTTTTGATCGGCATTGGCATTCTCCACCTTAAGCCATCGGTATATTCAGGCCTTCTTCGAACATGTCGGCTTCTTCGTTTCGTCGCAGCATCAGGCCCTTTGAATCGGTATAGAGCCGGTTCATGTCGCGAATCTCATCAGGAATTTTATTAAATTCTTTATCGGCCATATGCTCGCGAATGTTTACCATCTCTATATAGCGATCATTGCCGTCATTGTTGTAACCGTTGATGCCCCGGTTATGCGACAGCGATATCAACACCCCGAAACAGGTATCGCTCAACAGGTCGCAGTGCTGTAGGATCGTTGGTAGCTTTGCCGAATATTCCTTGATGTCCACTTCAATAAAAACATCATGCGCAATGTCCCATGGAATGAGAATTTCTTTTTTGGCTTGCTTGAGTTTTGATTGAGCGTTCTCACCGGTTACCCCACAATATTTTTTCATATGCGTAAGCATGGCATCGGACACCCGACCCTGCCAATCTTTATCAACTTTTTTCTTATCGGAATGACCGAGATCGTAGCCTATTCCTATTGTGATGCCGGATCGACCCTCGGGCCAGGATGCGGTTTTATATGCCTTCTCGTAGTAGGCTTGGCTGGTGACTTCCTTGTAGATCATATAATCAATGATGTGATCTGGGACTACTGGCATTTCATTGCTCGGGTTACTTCTTCGATATCGATTAAATTTTTCTTGTGTAAAAGATGTAAACATATCTGAATGCCCACTTTGATACCAATGTTATAGTTCGTCAGAGCACACAACCCAAACATCATAGCCAAAATACAAATCATCCATAATTCAAGGAACATTTTACCATCTCCTGCTTATAGGTATTAATTTTTTCCATCAAAGCATCAACGTAGTCGTCTCGGTTCTTGATAAACACTTGCGGCTCATCCTCACCATCGACCATGATAATAACGACGATTTGTTTAGTGACCTCGCCTGACATTTCCTCGTACATCAGCGAATAGGCCGTAGCCTGTTCGAAATAGCTCTGCACATAAGCCAGCTTCTTCGGCCTCAGTGACGTTTTAAAATCAATGATCGACGGGATGGCATTGTAATCGCCAATCACATCGGTGCGACCTGCAATGCCCAATTGACGCGAATAAAGCGGGGCCTCGATGTGCCGGATGTTGTCGATCAGATCGAGGGTATCTTCAACATCGAGAAAATTCTGACGAAGATCGGGCATCACCTCTTCATAAAAGAACGGATCATTTTTTAAATATTTCTCCAGCATCGAATGAAATCGTGTGCCTCGTTCACTAGCTCGTTTCATCACACGATCTGCCTCGGCATCCCCGACACGATCTCGCCATTTGCGCAGACCTATGGCTTTGAAATGCGAGAGAACCGTAGTGACAGACGGCAGCTTCAGATCATCGGATATTATATAGTATCGTCTGCCATCCAGATTTTCGGTCAGAAGTTCTTGCAGCGGGGTCACAACCACATGATTGAAATTTTTCATTAGGCTTTCTTTGCATGAAACACCGGGGCTGAATTGGTACCGCCAACCCTTTCAACGGAAGCAAAGCGTTTGCTCAGTTCCTTGTGAACCAGCTTGTGATCTAATTTATCGAATTTCCTTGGGCTTTCAGGAAGATTGCCGACAAAGCTGCCCCCGGGCTTCACCGACTTATGGATTTGATTGAGCGTACTTCGCAGCATCTTTGGATTGCTCTGCACGTTGAGCACGTTCGAAGCGTAAACGGTGTGATAGGTTTTCTTCAGAGCCTTCGGATCATGCAGGCCTGCTTTCTGATTGGTACCAAACTCATGGGCCGTCACCTTTTTGAAACCCTTCTTGCGCAGGTTCTGAGCATGGATGGCGTCCTTGCCTGCGCCGAAATCAAGAATCTCGTGGCTCTTCTTTGCGATCTGTTCGACATGCCGGGGCACCAAGGCTTTGCTGGAAACTGCGCCTGCCGACCTGGAAGTCTTGTTGGCAATTTCCATTTCTTTTTCAGAAAACTTTTCAGTCATATACTGTTTGAAACTCAACATTTGATATATTCCTGTTTTTTATTTTTGCAAATGTTTTGCAAGTCTTTTCTGTTCAAGCGAAATCTTTGATTTCGCTACACTTTTCTTGATGGTGGCTTTTTCGGCATGCTCGGCGGGGGCCTCGGGGGCCTTATATTCTTTACCTTGGGCAGCTTCCTGGTGCTCTGGCTTGTCGATTTCATATTCGCCATTGTGGGCCATGGCATGCTGGATATGGTCATGAGATACGTCATGGGTGAAGCTTGAATGATGCTGGATTTCGCTGGTCGAAATCGTCGGGGTGGTCACCAGGACCGCGCCAGCATTTTTTCCATTCTTTGATTTAAATCTATTCTTTGGCAGAAAGTCCTCATCTTTAAATCGAGAATCGGTTGGGATCATATGCTTCTTGCCCTTCCCGTCATCGGTTTCGACCAGACGGGGATGCAGCACATGTTGTTTCTGATAATCATAACGACGAGCGGTACCATCGGCCCCGGTTATGGTTTTATGACCGTAGTGGGCCAAG